ATGTGAAAACGCCGAAAATAATAGAAATTATTACCATGATAAGTCCGATTAACCAAACTTTAGCACCTGGTGGAGCAACAAGTGAAAGATTACCCATTTCTTCTGGAGTTGTAGCAAAATAACCAACACCAGTAATAACACTAAAAACAACAATACATATAACAGATAAAACTGTTAAAGCATATGAAAATTCATTATAATTAGCATCAGTAATTGATTTACCAGTATCTTTGAGTAATTTAATCATTATGGATTTTCTCCTTTGACAAATTTGTCAAGAAGTTCTAAGAATTTATCTTCTTCTAAAAAGAATGGATCTTGTCCATACCAACCGAAGAAGTTAAACATAAACTGTCCAAAACGCCAATCAGGGAAATGAGTTATATGGACAGTTTGAAGTTTTTGATAAAAATCATAAAGACGATTCGGGTCTCGCATTAATAACCTCTGCACTTTTCTTTCATAAGAGAAATGAATGCTTCATTAATAGCATCATCTGCTTTTCTGACAGTATCAATTCTTCTTGGAGTTAAACGATACCAAGAACCTGTTGGTCTTTGAGTAGCTGTAACAATAGGTTGCTGTGTTTGTCTAGCAATCTGACTAACAAGATCCATAGCTTCATGATAGCTTGTCAGAACGTCTTTAGGACCATTATCAGTAGCTTCAGTCTTAACAACCTTTACCTTATCATAAGCAGGTCTGAAATCACTAAATAAATCCTGTTCATCGATATACTTATCATATTCTTTATCAAACGTAGAAGCATTATCAAGAATAGATGGCTTACCAGTTCCAAGGAACCGATTGAGCTTGTACCATACTTCTGGTAATTTCTTATTATACTTGTTTACAAATTCGTCTTCCCTTTTCTTTTTGGTAGACCATTTACAAATATAAGCCATTAATGTATTGATGATTAAACCAATAAACATCAGCGGTGCGATAACAACGCAGGCAATCTTGGGATCATCCTTGACATCAATCATTTTCTGTTCTTTTAAGAACCGAATGATTAATCGGCAACCGATATATGAAGCAATGTAGATTAGAAGTAATTTAAGCATTTTTTATCCTTTTTTATGTTTTACTAAATATAATATAGAAAAAAGAACCACTTTTGTAAATGGTTCTTTTTATAAAATATTTGTTAATAATATTAAGCGGCTTCGACTTCGTTCTGAACACGCCAATCGATTGCTCTCTTGAGGTAGTCATGGTAGACTTCGCTCTTACCCATGAACTTACCAGGAACGTCAGCAATCTTACAGACAGGAATACCGTTAACTTCAGTGAGCTTGATAACCTGATTCATTGCCTTGAAATGACCAGTATCATTGACAAGCCAAGTACCGATACCGAATGCAACATTACAACGGAGTGCAAAACGCTGGTAAATTACTTCTGCTCGCTGGAAATCCAAGCTATCAGAGAAAAGCAATGTCTTTTCCTTGGTATTAATACCAAGCTTCTGATAATGAGCAAGCATCTTTTCACCCCATTCAATCGGGTCGCCAGAATCATGTCTCAAACCTGCGAAAAGCTTAGCCTGTTCAATCTTAAAGTCCTTCAAGAAACAGTCAGTGGTGATACAGTCGGTAAGATAGATACCATTCTTGACACCGTATTCCTTGATCCAGTGCTTCATCATGTAGTGGTTAGAATATGCCGGATTATGGATTGGGAAACCCTGACCAACGAGTTCAATTGCTTCGTGTGCCATCGTTCCAACCGGTTTTGTTCCAAGCAGAAATGCAAAGTAGACGTTAGAAGTTCCGACAAACTTTGTTCCATTGAACTGATACTTCATCAATTCACGAAGTAACCATTCCTGGAATTCCTTGCAGAATCTACGTCTTGTACCGAATTCAGAGAAAGCACCGAGCTTGATTTCACCCTTGATAAGCTTATCAATCTTCTTACGAGCACGTTCCTTTGCATCTTCGATAATCTTTTGCTGTTCCTCTTCGCTATATGTCATTCTGAACCATACTTCAGAAACAATAGACATAACCGGAACTTCATGGTAAGAATCGTCAACGTTGTAACCACGGAAGTGGATTTCCGGCTGTTCTGTCTTTTCATCGAATACACAAGTGATTTCATCGCGGTCAATCGTATATCTCTTCAAGAATCCGATATAGTCGCCCTTCATGAAATCAATCTTGGCGAAATTTTGAAGTTCCCATGGAGTAAATCTGAGCTTTGCATAAAGGTCAATCTGATAATTGATTTCATCAATCATCTCCTTCGTGAACTTACGATCCGGATCGCGGTTCTTATAAGTCCATTCGACCTTTGCATCATGGAACTGGTGAACGAACATCTGACCCATTGTAAACTTATAAAAATCCTGATCTGTCAGATGTGTAATAATTTGAGGAAGATGTTTTGTCATTTTTAATATCCTTATTTTTAAATGTTATAATAAAATATAGCAAATAAAAATAATTTTGTAAATGGCATTTATTCATTATTATATTCTACAAAACAATCAAATATATTTAAACTTCTATATATTTCATTTTTTGCAGCATTAGCACATTTTCTATTACGTAATGTATAATATGGTATTATGTCATTTATTATTGGATCTCTAAATAGACCATTTTGAACCATATTATGACGTTCAACAGTTTTAGGGTCAATAATATCTAATACTAATATACCATTTTTAAATTTTCCTGCTTCAGAAGCACGTCTTAATATCATAGTTGATTTAAAACCATATTTAATAGCTAAAGTTTTAATTGAATCATATGTTTCTTCAATATGACCATCGTTTTCAAATTGAACTTTGTGTAAAGTTCTTAAATGATGATGTTCAGATAAATGTTGTTTATGTAATTCTGATTTTGCTTTTCCTTTTGCTATAATTGACATTTTTAAACGTTGCTCAGGTGTTCGTTTATCTGTTCCATTGCGTTTTCTTGTTTCTGCACCTTTTTTACCGCTTTCACTTGTGCATCCGCCCTCACCACCTGGACTTATATTATAACCATTTGGTGACATACAGTTAAATTTTTTTATCCAAAATTTTTCTCGCTCAGAAACCAATTCATGTTTTTCATCATCATCTATATATTCTAATATTTCTTTATCAAAATTTTCTTTCCCATATTCTTTAATTGCATTTTTAATTGCAATACCAGAACCTAAATATCTTCTAAAGTTTTCTTTAATTAAAGGAACTTTATGTTGACCTATATAGATTTTACCATTAATTTTATTAGTTATTTTATAAATGTAATATTGCATTGACCTTCACTCCAAAAAGAAAATAACCTATGCAGAATCTTAAGTGAAGGACGAAACTGCACAGGTTATTTAAAATAAAAATGTTAAAAATTTTGGCCTTCACTCCAAATCTATATTATTTATAATGAAGACCATAAAATTATTAAAATCCGTATTTAAGTTTTTGAACAAAAAAGTTCAGTGGTTTGTCATCTTCATTTGCTGCATTAACACATTTGTTGTAACGAGCTTGATTGAAATATTTTGATTTTTCTTTAAAGATCATTTCGTGCATATCGTTCATCATTTTGTAACGGTGCATCATGAATTCATTAACGAGTTTTTCTGATGTAACGATATAATAATTAAGCGCCTTTTTTAAATTCTTTTGGTCTACTGATTTAATATAAGTAATACATTCATCATAACGGCCAGAAGCAAGAAACTTGCTAATATCTGCCATAACTTTTAAATCAGGTGGAAAAAGTTTTAGAAAAAATTTCATTTTAATCTCCAAAATTTTATTTTAAACAAATATAGTAAAAATAACCATTTTTGTAAATGGTTATTCTTTAATATTAATTTTGATTTGAGAACCAAACGTTCTAAGTACAATATCTACGTTTTCTTTTGTAACAGGTTTATGTAATTTTCTTACTACATCTTCAGCCAGTGCATAAATCTGCTTTTCAGTCGCACCATCGGCAACTGTAAGCAGATCCTGCCATACATTTGCTAGGTCTTTGAGACCATCGGTATTGTATTTGTCTGGAATATTAGGCATTGATTACATCAATCTGTTGACGCTGGAGACAGAGAATTGCAGCCTTCTGACCTTCTTCATCCAAATCAGCAATGCAGCTTGCATCGACTGTAATCTTCATATTCGGGAATGCAGCTCTGAGAATAACTGCGTTCGCAAGAACACAAATCGTGCTTACGAAACCCCAGATTTCGATTTCGTCGAATTCAATGCCGAGATTTCTGATATATTCAGGAAGATCGAGCTTACCGAATGTATACTTATCGACGGAATAGAAATTATGCTTACCATCTTGGTTCTTCTTCTGAAGTTCCTCAAGAATAGTCTTTTCAATTTCCCAACCATCGGTCAACTTAATACAGTGTGGAACTGGAAGCTTCTGACCTTCCAATGTTTCCTCATACGGCTTGCCTTCCATTGGAGGCCAACCAGTAGTAACCTGCATCTTGTTAAAGTGAGTATCATGTGTTGCAATGATAGCACCGTCCCAATGCTTAATCTTGTTAACAATATTAGGAACCTTCGCCTGTGCGAATTTATTTGCGAGCGCACCAGTAATAAAGTCTACCTGTGCGTCAACTAATACACCGAGTTTTGCCATTGTTATATCCTCTCTTTTTATTTTTAAATTTAGTAAATTTTTTTATGTTTGTAAATGGGTTTATTTATTTTCAGCTTCCTTATAAAGCTTTAAAAATTCTCTTGAAATAAAATTCGTATGAATTCGTTTTTCTTCAAAAGGTTTGTCAGGTCCATGAACTGCGACATGCATGTTATATGCCAATC